CCAACTCATCCCCCCAGTTCTTGAAGGCTCCAGCGGCTGCACTCATGGCGTCCTGGAACTGACTGGTAAGGTGTGCGTAGAACCCTAAGTCCTTAGCCGCCTGGCCGAACTGGAACGTGGCCGCATGGCCCAACGCCCGCTCGAATGGCAGGAACAGAGTGTTTAAGGTGTTAGAGGTCATGTTGACCATCTGGGTCAATGGGCCCGACAGGATCGAGTTGATCCAGTATTCAACAAGCATCTCGGAATACTTGGCTTTGTCTTGGAGGTATTTGGAGGCGGCTCCTGAGCCTTGAGCGTCTCGAATAGCTTGATACTTAGCAATCGTATCTTCGACTTTCATGCGTCCACGGGCTCTATCACCTCCGCCCAACTCAGACAGAACATCATTTACGAACTTGGGATCGGCTCCGTCCAGCACTTCCCTCGGAATCAAGTCCCGCTCAGGCAGCATATCGGTGCCTTTTATCCGCTGGGCTGCGAGGGCTTGGCCAATCTTTTCTTGGTTACGTTTGACCAACACCCCGACATGCTCAGCCTCTTGCTGCACCAACAGAAACCGGACCACATCTTCGTCGGTTCCGCCCTTAGCTTTCATGTGTAAATCATCGACCAGATCCGTATATTGCTGGTGGGCGTTCCGCAGGACGTTCTGCTGGGCAATTACTTCTTTTAACTGGCCGGTGCTATCGAGGTGATCTAGTCTTTTATTAGAGAACCTACCCGCCCCAAGAGCCCCTAATTCTTCGTTGGTCTTCTCTGCCATCGACCTGATTTGATCATCAGTCAACTTATCTATTCGGGTCAGCTCGGCTTGGACCTCTGGGGATGCTGAGCGAACTTGGGCTTCAAGAGCCTTATCAGCTCCTACTCGATCCGAATGGCGATCAAGGTTGTAAGGGAAGCCCTTTTCTTTCCGCCGTCGAACGCCCTTCTGATCGACGTAGGGCTTACCTCCGGGAGACCTTGCTCCTGCGGGAATACCAGACTCATCTTTAAAGACGTTAGGGTCCGCAGCTTTTTCAAGTGTTCCCAAATACTTGGCCTGACTGGGCGTTATCTTTTCTCGCCATTCGGGGCCGTGCTGTTTCTCCATCTTTGCAGCGTAGTTGTCCACCTTCTTCTGGGATTTGGCGATCTGTTCGGATGCCCCAGTGGATGGATCAGGACGCGGAGCGTTCAACTTACCCGTCCCAGCTAGATTCCGGCTTAACTCTTCACGAGGTGCCCGCATAACGCTTTCGGTATCCGACACAACACGATCAAGCAGGGTAGCTTCATTTGACTTAGGGGGGATGCCTAATATCTCTTTGATTGAATCCATCAAAGTGGTGAACAGGTTTTTATCCCCTTGAACTGGGATAGACCGGAGAAGGTCTTGGAACTCGCGGTTGCTAAAGGCTTCCGCCATGAACTCGTCAATGTTCCCCATGCCGTAAGGCATGCCAGCGTCCGAAACAGCATCAGCTTGGTTGGCTATACCAACAGTGTCGCTGTCTTTCTTTAATGCTCCGAGTTGATCTGCAAGCCCCTTCTCATCAACAACTCTTAAGTAAGACTCAACAAGTCGTCGAACAGGTTTGGTTAGACTTGGGTTTTGAACAGCTTCCCGTAGACCCGCTAGGTATGCTTCGCCGGTTTTTGCGGTCTGGCCGCCAAAGCCTGGATGCCCAATTCCTTCGTCTACAGCCATCAAAGCGTTGTTTACTTTAATTGACGTAGTGGCGTGGACTACTTCGTGAATAGCGCCGGAGGCAGAAGTTTGAGGTCGAAGCGTTACACGCTCATCAAGAAAGGCACCATCACCCGGCCGATAACTTTCACGGCGGGCTCCCTCAACCTTTACACGAACACCCAGAGAGCCTTCATCAGCCACTTCACGGATTTGCCGGGCCAGTGATCCGAATTCTTTATCACCCTCAACCGATTCAAGTAACTCATCTACAGTCGTGGGCTGAGCAGCAGATCGTCCACTCTTGTCTTTGATATTTATCAGTTCAGTGCCATATTCTCGGGTTGGAAACCCATCTCTCATAGGAGAGTTAATATCTTGTCGAGCCTGTTCAGCTTCCCAGCTCTTCTGCAACGCCTCGTCTGGGTTCCCCCCAGAAGCCTTAGCCTTCCGGGCGTTACGCAGCGCCCGAAGCCCTATGACAAAGGGCTCCATCATGCCGCCCAGGATTCCACCTTCCATAAGGTTCTTGAGACGGCCCTCGATCTCGGTGTCGTCTTCGTCGGCAGCCAGGAACTCAGTCACCGGGTTCTGAAGCGATGGGAACTGTTGGATCAGATTGGACAGCCGCTGCTCTTGGGCGTCGAAGACCGCGAAGTCTGCAACAGCTCCAGCAGTTGTGGCCTTAGTAAAGTTGCCTGCGAACTTAATGGCCTTGGATGTCTTAGCTTTCCCGGCGATAGAAGCAGCACGGGAGTATTTACCAACCTTTGTGGCTACTCCAGTCGCCCGTCCTGCCCAAGACGCAGCACCCAAGCCAGGCACAAAGCCCACCATGAACTGCGAGATCCCTTGGACCAGTCCGCCCGCTAGGGTCTTGGAGTGGCCCAAGCCGAAGTTGTCCTCAGCGTCCGGGAGCCAGTCGCCCAAAGCCCAGTCGGCCAGATCGTAGACGCCCTCAGCCGCTCCAGCGATGCCACGCACGGGAGACATGGCGAGGTCGCCCACCGTCCCCCAGAAACCCAACTCTTCTTCAGGGGCTTGAAGGCTCCCATCAGGGTTCTGGTAGCCAGATAGATCGAATTTCATAGAGTGTTACTCGCTGTTAAGGGCTTTAAGGACTGAATTGTCAGGGACTGGGAGGGTTTGAGTGCCGATTCCTTTAAGAGTCAGCGCCAAGAAGTTGTTTGGGCCTTCGCTAAAAGGTATGGCATCGTTAATTCCAACCCAATCTCGGTAGGCCAAGTAGCCAGCGACAATGCCGTTGCTTCCATACTGCTCTTGCAGTTCCTCAGGAGATAAGCCATCTGGAATAGACGCAAGTTCGGACAGATCATCGACAAAGGTGTCCGGGTTGACCATCAAGGTCTTTTGAGGGTTCTTAAAGTCCTTGAATTTTTCTAAATCAGGGTCTAAGCCAGCCCAATCTTTGTTTCGGATTTGTTCAGGTGTTCGCCCTGCGAGGCGTAGTGCTTGCTCCAGTTGACGGGTGCGGTCTTCGTTAACTCCTCTTGAGCCCCCTAAGGGCCCCTCACCGAACACATCTTCGACACCATTAGGTGTAATTACAGGTCTGTAAGCTGCCCCACCAAATACAGTAAGGTTTTCCGTGTCACTTTCTTTAACAGCCCCTTGTATATAAGCAGCAGCGTCCGCCCTTGTTTCTCTGTTCAAGTCATTGATCTGGGCATTCCTCGGTGCTGTTTCGGGCTCTGTCAACAGATTAGCCACATCATTAACATTAGAAACCATCGCACGGTCGTACCAATACCAAGCCCCTGTTTCCAAGCCTAGTTGCTCTGGGGTCGCTCCGATTACTGGATCAACTGCTTCCGGCATCAATGAAGTTAGTGCGGCTTGTTGACTAATCTGCTCCATAGTTCTCAAGATTTCAGGCGGGAAGATTTCTGGATTATCTATGGCCAGTTCTCGGGCGCGTTCCACGTTGTAATCGGCTCCGCCATTTATAGTGACCTGGCTCCAGAGCTTGTCATTGTGAATAACAGCGGCTCTAATTAGTTGGTCCCGCTCTTCATCTGAAACATTACGACGGTCGGCGTCTTCAGCAGCGTCCATGACAGCGTTGCTGGCCGACTGAACTCTGCTCTCAGACAGGACTGAAGCGTCTGTAAGGTCTACAACGCCTCCAGCTTCTGCCGCACTGTTATATTGCATGTCAGCTAGACGCTCGACATTTTTCATCAATCCGGCGATGGGTTGCAAAGACCGTCGATATCGCCCTTGTTCTGCGTCTTTTTGGGCTCTGATTTCATGTAGCCTAGCTGCCCGAACTTTTTCAGGCATTCCGTCGTAGGTAACAACGTATTGCTCACGGGCTTCGTAATCGTTTCCTAATTTGTTTAAGCCCTCAAAAAATGTATTTTGGTCAGCAGGCGTCATTTGGAAGTCCCTAGATTGTAAAGCAACGAGTTTGTCGCCCGCTCGTTCGACCGTCCAGTTATCAATGGCTTGCTTTGACACTTCTTCTTCTTCTAGCCGTGGCCCCATAGCCTCCAACAATTCTTCTTTAGTGAGGTTGGGGTTGTCCACCAGCACCGAGTTTGCGATGTCGTCTACTCGGCTCTCTTCGTTACGAAGTTCCTCAAGAGACAAGTTGCCGATAGTTTTCTCAGCCTTATTGAGCCGGTTCTCCAGAAGATCCAACTCCTCTTGGCTGTCTGCACTCAACGCGAGGGCTCCTTTTTTCTGGAGTCGAATTTCGCTTATGAGACTCTGGAGCTTATCAATCTCATCACTGTCTTCAGCAGTCATGCTCTGAGCGTCCACTGCGGCGATCAAGCCTTTAACAAACTGTTCCCGCCCGGCGACACCTTCAAGCTCGTAGAAAGTGTTGGACTTCTCGTCCGCTAACGCGACCAACTCGGCAAAGTTAATCTCTCCTTTAACGTAGTTGGTGAACATGTGGTAAGACGCATCCCGGAGATCCTCTTTGTTCTTACGGACCATCTTGGCCTGGCGTTGGTTCGTGACCTGGGCCAGCCAGTTACCTGAAACAGAGTCGTACATATTGCTCGCGGTACGCTGAGCAAAGTAGCCATTGATTCCAAGGCTCTCAAAGGTATCCCGTGCGAACTTCTTAGGATCTTCCTCGTTCATAGGGTTCGAGAAGCGTGACAGGTTTTCCATCAGTTTCGGGGCAAACTCATCTCGCATGACCCGCTCGGCCAGATACTCCATCGCTACCATCTTGCGGTAAGGACTGGACCCATAAGCCATGAGGCCCTGCTTCTCAGCAGCTTTGGCCTGCTCTTTGAGTTCTGCCCGGACCTGCTCTTGATTGAGCTTCTGGACGCGTATCTGCTCTTCAGAAGCAACTTGAATCTGAGACCCCGCTTCGACTTTCTTACCCATATCCAAGAAAGCAGCAAACAGCCTGTTAAGAGCCCCACCTTCACCCCCATCCGCCGGAGCAAACTGAACCAACTGCGGTTGGGCAATCTGAGCCAAGGCTTGGGGGGCCGCCGGGTCCACCATGTTTGGAGCGTAGTAAGTGTTTGAGAGAGTTGCCTGTGGGCTAGGCAGCCGTGTGTTTAATGAAGTATCCATGGATTAGCCTCCCCATGCGTTCATACGGTTTCGCCAGCCGCCGATGCCGCCGCCGCTCGCCATTCGGCTTGCCCATCCGGTTCCGCTTGCTTGTGGGATATAAGTTGAGTAGCCGACGTTTTGAGGAGCCGCCGTTGGCGCAATGTTCTGAGGTTGGTAGAAGTTGGAGAAGCTGTTGACAGCTCCAGTAGCCGCGTTTGTCATAGCGGTAAACATGCTCGGCTGGGCTATTGGGGCTCCGGCCATTGTTGGAGACATTGGAGCCGGAAGGGCTGGGAGTGGGATAGGTTGCGGGTTGGCGGAGTCAATACGAGCCTGGGTCTGAGATTCAATTTCATCCATAGAGCCCATCAACGAGGTGTGCCGCCAGTCACGTTCCATACGGACGTTCTGGGCTCCCTCAAGTTCGTTAGCTGCAATGGCGTCCAGCAAGTAATCGACGGACAGCCCCTCGACCTCACGGTCGGCAGCACCCACGACAACCTGGCTTTGAGCGGCTCGGGAGTCTTTAGCAATCTTGTTAATCTCCATCGCCGCTACCACATTCTCTTGCTGGATGCGATCTTGGATCAGATCGTAGTTACGAGTAGCGTCAGCCACCGCCCGATCAGCATTCTCAGTGTACCGTTCGTTCTGCCGAGACATCAGGTCAGCTCGGTACTGACTCTCGGTCTCGTATTGAGACACGCCCCGGTCGTAGACCTGCCGGTTGTATTGACTACTAATCCGCTGGTTTCGACGCTGCGCCGCCTCTTGAGCTTTAGCGTTCGCTCTTTGCTGAGCCATTTGAGCAGCGGTCGATGCAACCGAAATTGCAAGGCTTGTGTTTGCCATAAATGCGCCAGCAGCCGTAGTCCCTAAGGCAGCAGCAGTGAATACACACATAGTCAGCGAATCCTTACGATTTCATAGAAGGGCAGTTTGCCCACCCCAAACTCAGGGTGAAGGTTGATAAATGAGAAGCCGAGCCACTTAAGCCACTTGATGTGGACTTCGTTCCGGGCATCTACATAGTTGAATAGGAGTTCAAACTCCTGTTGAAGTTCATTGAGCCAGCCTTTGGACTGGCGTAAGACCGATACACGGCCTTCCGCAATCTTGTCAGTACCAAGCATCCAGACCATCCCGACATCGGGAAGGACTTGCCCAGCTCCAAACATCAAGATTGGCTCGCCTTTGATTAGCCCCGTCCCGCAGTTAGAACAGTTATCAAAGCCAATCTTTAAGGCGTCATAGGCCGATAGACCCGAGTGGGCCTGGACCTCAGCCACATCAGCGTCCCGTAGCCGGGGGGCCAGATACTCCACGTCCTCAAGGACTGAGGGTCTTACATAAGCGTCAGGAGTACCGTTGGGACCGGGCATTCAGAGATATCTCGTATTCAGCAGACATCAGAGAGCATGGGAGAGGCGTGTCATTCTTGGCCTCAATCTTGACCTGATCAGCTTGAGAGTAGACAGGGATGCGGAAGGTGCCGGTTTCCAAGGGCACGCTGCCCAACTTGTTGGCACCTGACCCCAAGATTCTACCCGTGAATGGGTGCGTACTGGTATCCCGATAGTCAGGAGTTACAACGACTTTGAAGAACCCAGATTCGGAATACGTCAGTGTCAGATAGCGGACCTGGACACGGCCCTCAGCTATCGCCACATCCCCACCGCCTTGAGTGGGCTCTCTCATGACGACATCGCTGAACTCGTAGACCATCTCATACTTCTCACCAAGCCAATAGGTAGTCGAGGACAGATCCTCAGCCACCACGATCTGGTTGCTGTCGTTGGTCTGAGTCGCCACAGGGATACGCTTCCCGGCTTTGGTGATCACCTCGATGGTCGAGTTGGTGTAAGCCTTGTAGGGCATAGTGATCGTGGTGTTGCCGGTGCCTGAGCTGTAGGAAGGCGTAGCGGCCGCTTGGTCCACCCGGCGATCCAAGAGCGTGCGGTATTCAACGCCTGTATCGACGAGCCCCGACTCCATTCGCATCTTGTCGAGGTAGATCCCATCGGCTCTCTTGACCACCAAGAACAAGGTGGTGTCGATGAACTCGATCCCTAGGATCGTGTCGTTACTTGAAAACTTAAAGCGGGACCATGAGGACTGGAGTCTTTCGCCGGATTGGTCAAAGAATTTATAGGCATATAGACTCGTACGGTCCCCATTAGCCAAGACGAACAGAATGTCCTCATGACTTGATCCCGCCATATCTCGAATAGAACCGTTGATATATTGAGGAACCTGGCCCGAGATGTCCGCTGCATCAAACAGCGTCTCGGCGGTATCGGTTGAGATGTAATACTGACGTATGCCGCTGAAGGAGCCTCGGGTGAATCCGAAGTAAATCGAAGACCCAATGGTCACGGGGCGGACATCAGAGATAGATTCGTAGTTAGTCGTCTTAGTCATCGCCACCGTCTTGGGGCTCAGGGGTGACGAGCCCTGAAGGACAAACTGGGTCTGCTCGCTGAACAGGACCAATTGCCGGGCGAAGGGGATCGCCGACTGAAGGATCGAGACGGTGTTGTGAGTCGAGGCCACGTCGATAGGATCAGTGTCCATCAGGTCCGTGACTGTCGTTCTCCAGAAGTTGAAGAACTCAGAGGTCTCCGACATGATCACGTTCTCATCGCCCAAGAGCCCCAGTCGGTTCTTGAAGAAGAAGATGTCGTTGATTGTGGTGCCCACGAAGGTAGGGTCAGCGTTGCTTACCTCATCTCCTGCGTTCCGCTCGCCCCATGTGGGCAGGGTCGCGTGTGAGCCATCACAGGGCCCGAAGACAAACGAGCCGTCAGCCTGGCGAACCAGCACATGAGGCATGGTGGAGGCGTCAAACTTGTACTTGATGTTCTTCTGGCGAAACTCTTGCCAGTAGCCAGATCCAAAGACCCCATCGTCAGCGACGAACTGGACGTAGTAGTCGTCGCGGGTGTCCGTAGCGTCCCCGACAATGCGGACTTCAAAGCCGTGAGGGGCCGTGGTCGGAAGGTCTGTCAGGTGTTGGACTTCATCTTTGATAATGACCATGGCTGTGTCGCCCAGACCATCAAAGCCGTCAATTGTAAAGTCGGTAGTGCTTGTACTTTGAAGCCAGATAACACTGCCCGAACGGCTCACGTTGAAATTTGTTATTGAGGCATCAAGCTGGTCGGCGATGTAATCAGTAGCAATTAAGGCCCGGTCGGCTACCACATCGCCATCCGCGCTTGTGTGAGTTCTGGGCGTCGAAGCTCCGCTATGTACTACCGTATACGAATACTTAGTTGAGTAGTCGCCTTGCTTAACGAACACCAACGCCTCTGGGTTCCGGTTGGTCCCCAAGGTCGAGTCCATAGCTACCGTCTTGGTACGGTTGACGAAGAACGTGTAGTCGGCGATTGTCAACGCCCGCAGATTGGTGTCTGCGGTGTGTAATGCTGAAGGGGAACCAGTTGCTGGATCAACCATATTGAAATAGGCCAGATCGGTTGCATCGACTGCCGAGCCACCGGCATCGTTGACGGTCTTAGCCGCCCCGCTAATGCTGTGGACCTTAAGAGTCGAGCCACTTTCGTTGGCCTTGATCGTAATGACGTACCGCTCTGTAGCGTCACGATTGATCGTATGTATGAAGTAGTCCTCGGCATCTCCGGGAGTCGAAGAGTCCAGGTTTGCTACATGCTCCGTAGGCATCCTCTTGGTTAGGCCGTCAAGAACGCTTGGATAAGCGTTGTCTTGTACGTCGCATTGGTTATCAAACCGGGTGCTATCCGGTTGCTGCGAGACGCCTCCGATGAGGTTGGAGATTCCCTTGGAGACTAATGCCATCAGGAGATCCTGTTCCTTACATTGCCGCGATCAATGGTGCGTTTGACATCGTAGTTATCGAAGATGGTGTAGTCAGCGTTGTCACTCTCAGCTTCGCGGAGGGTCACAAGGGACTGATACTCATCCATCTGGTTAAAGTCGTGGTGCTTGCCAGAGCCGACAACACGGTCCTGGAGCTTCCGGGCAGCCCGGATCATGATGTACTGACGAGCTGCTTGGGGAAGGTCTGTCCAATCAAGCAGGTAGACCACGGTGCATTTGAGGGCATCCGCGATCGTAAAGGTCTTGTCAGTCTTGTTGTAAATCTTCTGGCCCCGCTGGATGTATTGAGTTGTGTTTGAGTTCACAGGCTCTACATCGACACGGGCGACGTTTTCACTTAGAAGAATCTCGTTAGAAGTATTGGGACTAAGTGAAACCTCGTATTCACGGTTGAAATGCCAGCCCGCACTTTGAACTTCACGGGACACTTCATCCAGAATCGACTTAGCCATAATGACATCTTGGGTCTGGCTAGAGGCGTCGAGGGTGTTTACCGGGGCCTCTCCGATTGCAGACATCATGGTGTTGATGGCTTCCAGTTTGGTGGTGTTAGCGAGAGGCATAGGTATTCCTTAAGAGAAAGGCGGTGACCCCCCGAAGGGGGCCACCACCGGATTGGCCGGGACGATGGCCTAGCCTTATGTAGTCAATTCGACGAGAGCCTCGTGACGGAGGATGTCGTGACCCATAGCGTACCGAGCGACCATCAGGGTTCCCTGACGTTCGACCTGATACTCACTCTCGACCGAGAGATCCATGAGCTTGACTGTGCCCAATGCACTACGCTGGAAGATCAGCGCCTGTGAAATGTCACCAGCAGTGCCGACGTAGTCCTGAGCCCCTGAAAGGGTGCCGAGGTCTCCAGCGGGCGGAGTGTAGTCTGCCGTAGGCATGTGGTTGGACTTCAGAATCTGAATGCCAGCCACGCTGAGGACTACACCGCTTGCGAGGGAACCATTGCCTTCATTACCGTAGTCACGGTTGATGGCGTCTTTGTTCTCTTCGACCAGCTTGTAGTAGTTTGCCGGAGCCATGACGCAGAAGCGATCATTAGCCGGAACATCCTTCTCATCGAGGGCCTGAGCCGCATCGACGATACCAGCGAGCAGTTCAGTACCGGTAGGACCGGCTCCGATATCAATCTGCGTACCGAGGAAGGTGTTGCCACCAAATCGGTCAGCGGTTGAACCTGTAACTCGGGCACCAGAAAGGCCGTAGTTGATCAGAGTCTTATCGGCTTCGTTCGCCAGGGCATAGCCCATTTGCCGCGTATATTCTGATCTTACGTCATAGTGGTTTTTTGCTTCGTCGATTTGAGCGACGAAAGCAGCTGAGATAAGCAGGTCGTTGATCGTGATTACCAGCTCGTTGTGCTTGATGCTGGACAGGTAGTTTGCACTTCCTGCATCTTGATCTTCGATGATTGACTCACCAGGAGTGTGGTAAGTCGCCGTTGCGGTGCCGACAGCCGGGAATTGGGCTGACTTACCGCTTGAAATAGTTCGGACAGTATGCAAAGGCATCATTACGTTTGCTGTCTCGAAAACAGAAAGGACTTCACCAGCCCACTGCTTCAGGAACAGAGTGTTTTGATCGCCTGTCGCATTGGCCTGACCCGAACGGGAAAGTACCATAGCCATAGGAATAACCTCTTGTGGTTAAGGATTAGAACGAATGTCGCGTTCCAGTACGCCTCGGACCACCGGTTATCCGCCTCAGCGGGCCAGTTCCTAATTCGTAGAAACTTCGTGCGACTCAATTAATGAGCAGCTCGCACATGGAGCTGCCTTAAGAATAGACAGGGCTTATGTTTCAAAACCATGCCTAACGTCCCCGAGGGGACATGTAGTTTATTTGCCGGGGATCATCTTAGTGATCCAGGGGCGAAGGATTGCACCAGCGGTGAAGCTAACAGCCCCAACTAACAGGACAAACCAAAGGGTGCCGAGAATACTGCTCATCGCGTTGTTTCCTTCTTTTTGAGAATGGCCTGCCGAACGATCCGGTAGGCATATGCCAGAGAGACGGCTGCGGACGCTACAAGCACTGGAATGAAGATCCAGTCCGCATAGCGAGCAATTGTATAGTTCAAGATCACCAGCCCCAAGCCGACGCCGAGGGCTCTCAAGCCTATGGAGCCACGGGTGATCACCATAGCAGCGACCCCGCCAAGGATGCAGATCCCGCCCAACAAGCTCAGCAGGTCTAAAGTGCTTATAGCTTGTTTGGCGTGGTCCCAATCAGTGAGGCTGACGCCGGGAGGCGGGGCAACTGGTACAGGCTTATTCATTGACAGGCACCCCGTCATGAGGGGGGCCAGCAACATCGTGGCTAAGCCTTTGAGATTCATTGGAGGTTAGACACCGACAAGCGGTTGGTGACATC